CCCCATAATTCTACATAGTCAGTAGAACCATTAAAATAAACAATACTAGATACTGTTTGATTTGTATTATTTGCGGTTGCGGAAGTTAAATTAATTCCAGAACCATTCTTATATACACTACCATTTTTGTATATATAAACACCAGCAACTGTTTCTACTCCGTTACAATAAATACCGCCATTAATTTGATAATAACCAGCAACGGTTGGCGTAAATCTATAATTTGTAGTTGAATCAAAATTATTATTAGTGTCAAATTCTTCAACGTTAAGTTGGACTTTAGTAGCTACGCCGCTTGTAATGTTTTGAGCAGAATTTAAATAAACGCTAAAGGCTGGCATATTGCCGCTGACCATTACAGTACCTGATGCACTTGGGAATGTAGCTGTTGCTGTACCGGTATAAACAGTAGTAGAACCTAATATGACAGACCCAGCCGTTGCGGTAAAGTTATTATTGACGGTAACCGATGCTAGCGATGAAGGACCAGAAATGGTTATAGAAGAAGCGCTAAATGAGCCAACGTCTACTTGGTTTCCAGTAACAGTTAAGTTACCATTGATCGTAAAGTTTCCAGCAGAGCCAGTTTGAGCTGAGTAAAAACCCGTAGTTCCATCACAATATACTTGGGCTGTGGTTCCGTTCGGAATGCTTACAACTGACCCGCTAGAGGCTCCAATCGTAATAGCGTTTCCACCTGTTGTATTGTTAGTGACTACATACACTTTAGAAACTAAAGGGGCAATCACTTGGTAGGTAGTATTGTTTGTACCTTGCACAACCAGTACCATATTACGGGCTTCGTCCGATAATCCATTAAGCGCCGTTAACGTATAGTTGTTATTGGTCATGGTGATAGTACGCACACCAGCCACGGCTTGTTCTATTAAGTCCCAGTTTGTATTGGTAGTAGAACCCCAAATACCGGACTGTTCACCATTTCCAATTTTTTGGATTTGTAAGCTAGTTGTGTACGAAGATGACATATCTATCCCTTATTGCTGCGTATTATTAATTACTACCCAGTTGGGGGTTTGCGTATCCCCAATATTTGACCAAGTTACGGAATTTGCGTTATTTATAGCATTCCACGTAATTGTCTGATTATCGTTAATTTTAAACCATCCTGTCGTAAATAGGGAATCCAAAAGGGTAAAATTCTCGGTAATGGAATCTAAGAAATTAGACTGGGTAGCGTTAGAATCGGCTAAATTAAAGGTTTCCGTAATTGCCTCTAGGAATCCAGCCGCTGCCGTATTAGCATCGGCAACATTGAGGTTTTCTACAATAGAAGCAAAATAGACAGAAACAATGGTTTCTGCGTCAGCCATAGTAAAGTTTTCAGTTCTAGATGCAGCAAACTGGGCTGTAATTGCTTCAAAGTCAGCTAATGTAAATGCCTCTGTTACCGACTGGGCAAACTGGGCTGTAATAGTTCTAGAATCGTTTAGCGTGTATGGCTCGCTAATGCTTTCCAAGAAGGCGCTTTGTTGAGTATTAGAATCGGCAAAATTAGCGTTTTGGGTAATACTTTCTAGCAACGCAAAATAAGCAGATGGGGTATCGGCTAAACTAAAGTTCTCGGTGTCAGATACAGCAAATTGGGCTGAAATGGCTGAGGCATCTGCAAGATTAAAGTTTTCAGTAATAGATTCTAAAAGCGCTGCTGTTACAGTATTTGAATCGGCTACAGTAAATCCCTCTGAAATGGTTTCAATAAGAATAGAAGCCTGTGAGTTATTATCCGTTAGCGTAAATGGTTCGGTAATTGACTGTAAAAAAGTAAATGCTTGGCTATTAGAATCGTTTAAATTAACGTTTTCTGTAATTGAAAATACGTAAGCGTTCCCACCTAATGCGGCAAAGGAAGACTGGGCAAAGGCGGTTATTCCAAACATTATCCGACCAAAGCCTTAACTTCATCGGCAGTTAAACCAAGCGCAGTTAGCTTACTAAGGGCAGAGGCTTTTGCAGCTATGGCATTTTGTGCGTCAGTTTCTGCTTGAGCAGTTATTTTTTCTAGGTCATAAAATACTTGATTTCCGTCTGCATCATAAGCAATATCATCAACAGTTGATTTAACTTGTGGATATAACTTATAAATTGCTTGGGTTTGTGCAATAGTAATCATCCTGCAATCTCCAACAATGTAATAACAGAAGTATTACTTCCGCTATTTATATAAGCAGTACCACCATTTGCAGCCCTGTAATATATAGTATAAGTTGTAGCAGAAGTGGTTGCAGGAGAATCCAAATAATTGGCAGATTCTCCATGAGTAAGATAATTAATATTATTACTTCCGTTTTCTGTGTAAGAATTATAAATTAATTGTGTTGTGTTGTTTCTATATAATGCATAACCAGCATTAGCTGGAGAATTCCCTACAACCGCAACAGTAAATGAACTTAAAATTAAAATTTTGCTTGTAGAAAATAATGGTGTAATTGTTGCTGTTAATGCAGTAGCACTAAAAGTTGATGAAGTTGTAGATGTATTAGATGCAGAAGTTGCTTGCACCACTTGCACCATTTTTCCTGTGCCGGTTAACATTGCCGGTTGTACTGTAGTTAAACTCATTCTGCTGCCTCCGGTGTGTTACCTTCTGCAAGCCATGCAAGGTAGGCTTGGTAGTCCATATTGGCTGGGTCAAATGGGATAACTGCACCATCTAATTGGCGAATAACCGCAATAGCTGGTTTTAATTCACCAGTAAACATATCTTTATTTAATTGTAATTTATACATTTATAACTCCGCAGTAAAAGAACCAGCATTATTTCCTGAAGTTCCTTGTAAATAAAAATAAGCACTAGCATTAAATTGTATGCAATCTACCGCAGCAGAAATGGTAGGCGTAGCATTTGTCCAAGAACCACTAACAATAGCAAATGTTGGAATCGCCCTTTTTGTTACTTTATAGTTATATTGTGTCCAACAATTATTAGAAGCTTGTAAAAGCAAACCAAGAAATTGATAACCATTTGAAGTATATGTTGCTGTTTCATAATACCTCTGACACAAAGCCAACTCACGGCCATAATCACGCACTTCAAAGTTTGTTGCTGTGGTGCCGACTTCGAGCTGGACACCTGTAATGTAGAAGGTTGCACCGTTTGTTCCCACTACAGATACTGCGCCTGTGGCTGAATATAAATTTGTTGCACCGCTCCAGCTACCTGCTGTACCGCTTACAGAAGAACCGCAACCAAGTCCAAAAATAACAATTAGACCTATTCCATTATTTGTTAACCAAGTTCCTGTTGTATCGCCGGGTATTGTTACAGAAATTTGCGTCCAAGTATTAGCTGTGGAAATTGTGTATGAAAAAGGATAAGACCTTGCATAACTATTGCTGTTTATGCTTCCACCAAATGTTCCTGTTAAACTTGATTGAACCCAAAAAGACAATGTTACAGTTTTTGCATTAGCCGTACCCCATGCTAAATCAGCAATATTAAAACCTTCAACTCTTTGGGAAATAAAATAATAATCTGTTGAAGCTAATGTTGTTGCAGCAGTAGATGTTGCACCTAAATAATTGGTGTATCCGACAGGTGGAGTTATTGAACCAGCATTTTGTTGAATAGAATATTTTGACGCATTTACGCTAAAAGTTTCCCATCTATCACAAGTGGTATATGTTGCATTACCAGCAGTAGAACTTGCTCCAGCCGCTCTTTGGTCAATAACCATCGCACCATTAATAATGCGGTTCTTAAACCCTGTGCTAACTCCAGCAGAGCCTAGTTGGGAAAGGATGTTAGAAGTTGTCATGGGTTACTCGTAAAGAATGTTAATTGAGCCAGCAGTAAATGTATCTGTGCCGTTTACCATAGTGATACGAATTCGGTCTAGTGTTCCACTAAGGGCAATTGTGCCTCCAGATAATACTGCCCCAGTTCCAGGGGATGTACCTATAACTAATGAACATACCCAAGTGTTTCCTGAAATTAATGTTAAAACAGCTTGACCTGACCTAACATCAGATGCACCACCATCGGAAATTAAAAATCCAGCACTATTGCTTCCTACTTGAGATGCACCATTTCCATATATATTTACATAACCGCCTGTATAACCAGAAGTAACTACTGTTCCATTTCCTACTTGAATTTGAGGATTGCTTGAACCGTTTGTAGAAACATTCGCAAACATTACTGTTACACGCTTAACCCAACTAGGGATACCAGTAAATGTAATAGCTGTACCTGATGTAGAAGCCTGTGCAGTACCGCTAGTAATTAAAGAAGTACCCGCAGTGTATGTGCCGTTGATGGTTGGACTACTTAGTGTAGGCGAAGTTAATGATAAATTAGGTGCTAAATAAGTAGAACCTACGCTACCCGCTGTTGCAGGAATGGCATTTAAAACTGAAGAGACATAAAAGCTAATAGTCGTAACTAAGTCGCCGGCAGTAGCTCCAGTAGCAAGGACTACAGTAGTTCCGTTAGTCGCAGTATAGTCTGAAGTTCCAAGTAAAACACCGTTACGATAAACTTGAATAAATCCAACGGTGTACGATGGCGGGGTAAATGTAGTCTGTCCTGCGGTTGCGGTAAATTCGGTTCTAGTGCTATACGCTGTAGTAGTTACTCCAGATGCAGGAATGCCTAAATAACGGCACGAGATGTTACCTGTACCAGTAGGTGGCGCAGCTGAGAAGGTTATTGTGTTTCCTGATACACCGTAAGTAGATGGGTCTTGAACAACGCCCGAAATAGCTACAAGAACCGATGCTGTATTAGCTGGAGCTACAGAAGTAGTAAAAACAGTAGTCGAGCCGTTGCCGTTGAACGTATCAACTAAGAAAGCTACTTGGGAGGGTGACTGTCCAATATATGGCATTACGCGGCCCTTACCATTGACGCTTGTACCCAAGTGTTGCTAGAAGATGTATTTACAACTGTACTTGCATTTGAATAACAATAAAACTCTATATAATCCGTAGAACCATTCATATAAATTAAAGCTGACATTGTTGTGTTGTAAATATTTGCAGCAGTTCCATATTGCCCAGAATAAAAATTTGAACCATTTTTGTAAATAGCGGGTTGTATTACTGCGGCAGTATTAACACCTATACCAAAATTTACTTGATAATAGCCAGCTACATTTGGTGTAAAACGATAGTTTGTGGTTGCATCAAAACAGTTTGCGGTATCAAAAACTTTGGTATTAAATTGAACTTTTGTGCTTGTGCCACTACTTAAACTTGCTCCACCACTTGCATAAGCACTAAAAGCTGGCATATTGCCAGATACCATTACGGTTCCCGTAGACCCTGTAGAAGTTGCATCTATTACTGAGACTGACATATTAGCTTCCTGAGATTTCCATAAGAATTATTGTTGCAGTTCCAGTTCCAGCCGATTGAGATGTAGGAACAGTTACAGTTGAACTGCCGTTTCTTTTTCTAACTTGAACTGTATATGTC